CTAAAAAATAAGCAATTTTACCACCGTCTTTGTTTGCTTTGTTTAACTCATTTGCCAACAATTCGATCAATTCGTCTCGTTGACCCGACTCTTTAATAACACTTTTTTTTGCCATAACGTATATAACTAGAAAGCCGGTGGGGTATAAAAACTCCACCGGCTTATTTTTATTTTTTAGGAGTTAAACAAGTCATCAAATGCTTGTTCTACACTGTCTTTACCTTTAGCTTTAACCGTACTTGGTGACTGTACTGCTTTAACTGAGGTTGTAACCATTGATGGAGTGGTTGGTGCTGTGAATGGAGCGTCGTCATCATCTGTGGGTGATGTAGCTGATGTAGTTGGTACAACAGTTTCAGCTGATTCTGCATCAGGATTCAACCACTTATCCATAACTTCTTTGAGCTCTTCATAAGAAAATTCCGGGAAGAGATCCAAGATGTTAACTTGTGACTTTAGAGCGTCAAGCAACTGTGCGTTTTTTGGATCAATCGCTACACTAACATTTGGCTTAACACGAATACTTGTTTCTGGGAAACTAGCTCCTCCTTCAGCAGTCTTAAATTCTACGACAATATCACGTCCACCGGTTAGATCTGTAATATCGCCGAAGTCAGGATCACTAATGATTGATAGAAGTTCTTGATAAACTTGCTTACCAAATCCCCAGAACTTAACTCCTTCACCTTCTTCACCACGAACAATTACGGGAGCAAATGTACGCATCTTGGGTTCCATCTTACGACCCATCTGCCAATCTTCTTTAGAACCAGTCTTCTTCAAGCGGTTACTAAACTCAACAATCGGATCTGGACGACCAAAACTATCAGGAGATAGATACGTCTTGTTGTTGATGTTGTAATGAAACTTTAGTTCGATAAACGGATTATCAGGTTCATACTTGTATGGAACAATACGAACTACTTGTTTACCTGGCTTTGGTTTCCAAATCAAGTTGGATTTTTGATTTGTGTTTGAAAGGGAGTTCAAACGACTCTTCAGCTTACTAATATCTAATGCCATAATTTATTTAATTATTTAATTGTTTAATTGTTAATTATTTAACCGAATCACTCGACTCAGTTTATAACCAACCTAAATTCAGTGTACACTAGGTACACACCGAAATCAAGTCAAAAATAAATATTAAATTTCGTGGATAGAGAACAATTTTAATGGAACTATTTTTACACCGATATCGTTAGTTAAAATTATGCTGTTTTTATATAGTTCCCAACTTAACTGAAAGTTCTTGTCATACACTCCATTATTTTCGTCAGCGATCAACTTATTCATTGCGTTGAGTGTATATAGTGTATTTGTTTGCTTTTTACGATGTATACTAATTGTACCTTTAAATCGATTATTAAGATCATTCTTTTCTACATTAAATGTAAGATATAGTTCTCGTAAATTATTCTCATTCGCAAATATAAAGATCTTATTGTCGATTAATTTATATTGTCGTGGTATTTCCTTCAGTGCATCTGTGTATTGAATGCTATTTGAGAATGTACAGAGTAATTGTTTTTGTGTCATGGTATTTCAAATTCGAATTTACCGTTAATTTCCGCATCCATATCAAAGTAATCAGCAAAATATTCAAATCCTTTATCGACGATTTGTTTGACTGTAATTGATATTTTTATAACCATTCGTTTGAAAAATTCTTTCATTTTAACATAAAATGCATTCAATGCGTTCTTAGCAGACGCTGATAAATTTTTTACAAACTCTAAACTATTTTGCACTACATTTTTAAATTCAACTCCTAAATTATTAATAAATGACATCAAACTTTCTTCAATTATTTGATTCTCCAATAAAAGATAGTCAGTTTCGTCACATTCTTCTTTTAGAATGCCAATTCTAAGTGATCCGCCACGTGCATTTCCTCTATCACGTACACCGAATTTAATTTTATTATAGTTATCGTCGATGAATTCATCCACTGTGTAAATCAAACAATCTCCTTGGCAATCCCATGTCATAATGTGATCCGCTACACATTTTTCCCCAGCAGAAAATCTTTTTTCGCCGGTAGAGAATTCTCTCAACAATGCTTTTTTGTATTTATCTTCGGTAAAAATCTTATTTAATTCAGCCAACATCTGATGCATTTCTTTTTCTTCTATTTTAATTTCAGTAACTGCATCTGGACTTTTAATTAACGATATTAAGTTATTTACAGCTTCTTTGGTTTTCTTTTGATCACTAGTGGTTGATAACGTAGTCAAATTTTTATTAATAACAGCTGCATGATTATAGTAAAATGATTTCTCCATCAACTGAGCAAGTGTTTGCGTGATATTTGCAACTATCTTGTTTTTGATATCGGGGAAATCTTTTAATACCGCAGAAATTACGGTGGTTAGTTCTTTATGTTGTGAAGATGCTATTTGTGATCCACCGGCTTTCTTTGCACTACATTTTATGTTACCATTGATGATTAAATCCGTTTTAGATATCTTTGATATACCCGCAAACTCGTCGGATAATTTACATCCAGATGATCCCAATATTTCAACAGAAGTAACTGGATTACTAATTTCTTTATATTTACCAGTTTTTAACTTATCCGCTATTTTTTTAGCTACTGCGTTTTTTGATCCTTGTGGAGTATTAAATTCTTCGCCTATATAATTTTCCATTTCGCGCGCAGGACACGATTTATCCATGTCACTGTTTGCTTTAGATACAAACTTGTTTTTATATTTTTTGTACAGTGTGGATAATACAACAATAGTTTGTATATCTGTCTTATTATATTGAATCAAACGTTCATCTGACAAACTTCTAACTTTTACATATGTAGAAGCTGGTACTAAATTAACGTTATTGGTAGTTAGATATTTTTCAAAATCATTGAATGTAAACTGTATATCTCTACCTCTTGGAAATTTGAATGCGTCAAAGTTAGTAGTTTCAAAAACTTTTTGGAAATAAAGTTCAGGTGGTATTGTTTTACCAGCATCATCTGTTCCAGCTATAGGTTCGTAAAACAAATTATCTTTCGCAATTTTAAAAAAATCACTACTATATTTTGGCGCTGTTGCTTCTTTTATAGATCCTCTGATTATAGTAGTTTTTATTGATTCATCATATATTTGTTCACCAATAAAACCACCTTCGGTATCATACCAATTAAAACCTTTTTTATAGAATCCAAATTTCACAGCTTCATCTACACTGTAATTTACAAGTGGACTTTGACCCAACAAAACTGATTGCACTGCAATTGCATCCAATTGTTTTTCTCTAGGAGTTCTTATATCTTTGTCGGTGTCAATTATTTTTTTATCCAATGATGCATCTATAGAAACATCTATATCTTTTTCCTGCGCCGGAGCAACATTGGCATCTTCACCTGATTTAATTCCGGCATTTGGTTCTGTAAAAATATTTGTCTGAGCTTTTTTGGGATTTTCCGCAAAATGTGTACCTTTAGTTACAGCTCTGTCTCTATATTGTTTATTTGGAAACGTTACAAGTATACCGTCTTTATTGTATGCTTGTCTTTCTGGAAATCTACCAGCTTCAAATAATTTAGCTGTCTTTTCTACAATTTTATTAATATCATAACCAGCGTTCTCCAAGTACTCCTGCAATATAATTACGTGATCTTCATTTTTAAGATCCAATGTTCCGTTTTTGATACGACTATCACAACCAATTTCGTTTACTAATGATTTAAAGTTCATCTATTATAAATATACATATAAATATATTTATATTTGGACTAATTTCAAATCATTGTAATTATTTCCCAGATAAGTCTTAACTTTAAATCTTTTGTTCTTAAATATTTCAATTAAATCTAAAATATCCTGTCTGTCTGAGTCATTATGAATATCAAACACAATCGAATCATATACATACAAAATAGGTACGATTTTTTTGTTGCTAACAAACTTTAGACATTTACTTAGACTATCAATTCCGTATTCAGTTTCTGCTGCCTGAATGATATAAGCAAATAACTTATTCTTATTTGCGTCCGATATATGTTTATTTGTAATCTTACGTTTATAAACAGGAGTAGTTACATATCCTTTACTAATAAATCGTTCACAATATTTTTCTTTAAGTTGCTCTGTCTTTTTAAAATATTCTATGTCTATATATGCATCGCCTATCTGACCGTATAAATTGACCATAGTAAGTTTCTTCGCTTTACCAAGCAACTCAGGCGCAACGCAATCGACATTGTAATACTGTTTTGCCAGATGTTCGTATATAGTTTCTTCGGCTGGTACTTTATAATCCACTAAATTAGCTACAATATATGGATGAAATCCAGTAAAGTCAATCATCATCATATGACCGTCACTGCCATATCTTGATACAAAACTAGCTCTACAACCATCGTCTTTCTTCAGAGCTACATAGTTTATACTGTCATACGAATTGCTGGGTCTTCCAGTTGGATTGTATATGTTGTAGTTGGTATATACAAAACCATCATATGTACGAGTTTTAAAGTGTTTTTTAAACTCACCAACATCGACTTTTAATCCATTTTTTTCTACCTCATACAAAGTATCAGTAATAATATCATTGAAAAATTTGAAACAGTATGTGTCTATTTGACGTTCATGTACATCACATATTAGTTCCACTTCATCATCAAAACATTCTTGGTGATTTACATATGGAACTATTAAATTAAACGAGTTTATGTTACGATGGTTCCTAACCAAAAAATCTTTAGTTGTAGATGAACATTCTTCTAGAGTCTCATTATTTTCTATAAAGCCAAATAGACCCACATCAATCAGTTTGCAATTTAACCAATATTTATAGGTCTTCTTATTATTTACGTAAACGATATAGTTTCCGGACTCTATTTCTTTTTTAAAAGTTTCGAATGTAGTATCAGCAATTATATCTCCGTGTGAAAAATTGTAATAATATTTAGAATGGGATTCAAAATCATAAATAAATGCCGCGATAATTGAATTGTATTTATTATGACAATTATTATCTTTAACAATTAATTTTAAATATATTTTTGAATTATACTTCACAAATCTTACTGTACACTATAACTGTATAAAGTCAAGATTAAAATCCTCGCCAAAATTGCTTTGGGTTGTTCAATATAATATTAATGTTCGGCATGTATGATTGAATGTTACGAATTGTAAGATTATTATAGTTTACTACACCGGTTGTTTGTAGTGTTTTGTCAATGTATATATTAAATTCAGGCCCAGTTATTTTCCAATCTATCTTTATTTTTTTAAAATAATTAATATTAGTTGTATTATAATCCTTATAATTTGTTTCAATAATATCAAAATAATTAATTCTAGAAATAAAAAATCGATCTATATACCCATTATCATAATCATCCACAGTTATAGTAGGTGTATAAGTAGATGGAGTTACAAAACTATAACTTCCTAATCCTACTATTGTTTTAACGTTATTTGGAGTATCGTATATCATACAATGAAATATTCCAATTTAGATCCGCCTATACATCTGACCAGTGCGTTGACGCTGGTTTCCCATTTGCCATTACTTATTTCATGGTCCACTTCTAATATTTGAAATATAATATTTCCTGGTACATATGGTTTAGGAAGATTACTAATTGCAAACACTTGCATATTTCTAAATGAAAAAATACCATCAAATTTTATAGTTACCGCAAAGTTATCAGCCACTCCACTATACTTTGCACCATTATTTTTAAAATCATTGTCATTAAGCATTTGTGTCAATTTACCTTTCATGTCGGAAGGCAAACATAAAAACTTATGATTTTTTAGATTTCTCGTATCATCTACTAATTCCTTGAATTTTACCGACTCAGGGCCCGATTTATATCCGCCGACGTAATTTTCAGATACCTGTTTTGTAGTTATACATAACACTCCACTTTTTTCTTTACTGCCATAAGATTGCAAATCTGCAATTGCAGTATTGTCATCTTCTATTCCTGAAGTTGCACCAGGTACCAATGTATTAGCTGCGGCGATGGATCCGCTCTGTTGTGATATCATTAATCCCAGTTGAAATTTATCCATTCTATCGACAAATCGTAAAAATGGCAAATTCTTTAAATCGTTCAATGTGGCATTTAATTGATCTTTATTCTGTATATTGGTTATTTGCTCGGTTAATTTAGTTTTTAAGTTTTCTGAGTTTTGTCCACCAAACTGCACTTGAATAGCTTGTTCGTTTGTTAAACTAACATCAAAATTTATACTTTTTACGACATTGTTTGTTCTACCCAACTCAAACATATACACTTTACGCAATTCATCAAAATTAGAAGTATTTTTGTCAATTATCGATAATATAGATTTGCCATTTTCATCTTTACCCTCAACGATGTCAAATTTCCAAAAATCATCAACCGACTCATTTACAGTGTTTAAAATCGCATTAATAAACTGTTTGTAATTTTTTGTTTCATTAGATTGAACTATTTCAATTAATTTAGTTTTACTTATATAAATGTGTTTTAAATACCCATAATAATATTTTTTATATACTATTTTATTTGGTTGACCAAATGTATTCTTTCTTATAATTGTCATATCTTCAGCAAATGGAAAAGATGCTGTGTTTCCTTTAAAGTTTGCACTGTGATAGTGTAGGTAATTAATTATCGCATCTAGGTTATCTCTATATCGACCACTTGTTTTAAATGCTTTTTTTGCAGCATTTGAGGCGAAATAAAAACTATCTTCAGGTGTAAGAGAATGATAAAAATCAACGAGATCTCCGCTGTCTACAGCTTTTTTGTATCGTGCTTCTAATAGAGTATTACGGGGCACTGTAATATCTTGTAGTTGACTTAAAAATGAATTTCCATCCGGAGATTGGTTGTCATTTTTCAAAAATCCACTGTTTGAATTGCCTTGTTTATATGGAGATCCTCTGTTTATTTTTGGTGAAACCGGATTTGGTATTAAAACGCTTTTATCACATGATATTAAATTTGGATGTCCGCTTATTACTACATCACTAATATCTATTAAAAACTGTTTTGTGTTTGCATTTGCCATAAATAAATTAGCCAATTCAAATACAAAATCTAACTGCATCCAAACCTCAGATGCTCCATCTTTTGAATCAAAGTCAGTTGTATCATCGACAAATGATAACTGTGTGTACGTTTGCTTGTCCGGTTTTACCGATCCATAATTAATGACATCGGATTTTCCATCCGGTTTCTTTTTGAGTCTATAATATTCTTCTGATCTACCAACAAAAACTCTATCTTCACTTTTTCCCCCATAAAACAATGTTTTGTTATTTTTTATAACATTATTAACATTTATTTTATTACTGTTAACAGATAATGAAGCTGCAGCCGCTGATGCTGCATCAGCTCTTGATGGAGGAGCGGGTATGTTTGGATTTAAAGGAGTAGTTACTCTTGGTCCGACAGCTGCTGCGGCTGCTGCCCGAGTTCCTGATCTATTTGGATCTAAATTTGTAGTTTGTTGTCCTCTACTAGCAGGATTGGCTAAAGTTTGTGCATTAGCATTAGCATCTTTTTGCGATTTATCCTCTTTAAAAACGCCAATTTTATCTTGGATATATTTTAAAAAATTAACTTTATCAATTATGACTTGATTTATTGATGGTAGATAATTTTTAATAAATGTTCTTAAATCTAGAAACTCAATATCATTTTGATCAGCGACCTTATTATCAGTTGTTGATATTTTAACGCTGTTATCGGTTCTCATTCCAGCAAACATTCCTTGTCTTGATATCAAGTCAACATTACAATCATATGTAAAACCGTCAGTTGTTGTAAATGAATACTTCGATATAATTCCACTAACACATCCATAATTACCATTTGATTTATTTGCACGATCTAAAGCTGTCTGTGGTTTGTATACAACTTCCCAACATTGTTTCAAATCGGCAAGATTAAGAAGAGATTTCTGATTAAAAAGATTCCAACCAAATTCTAAGAAAACGTTTATACCAGCTGTAAAAAAGAAAGGCGTTAAATATTCAAGTTGAGCTACACCATAACATTTAAATTTAAAACTCGCATAAGTTAAAAGATCTTTACTTTGTTTTACACTTACACTTATTATTCCAGGAGGAGGAACTACCGAAGCAATTTCATTATTTTGCGGAAATGCTGCATTTTGTCTGGTTGAATAAGATGTTTGAGTTCTATATAAACCGTCTATATAATGTGGCCGGCCATCTGCTTGATATCCTATTATAGCATTTGTTTGTTTAAAACCAATTGCAGCGTCATAACCAAATGCGTCAAAAAATCCATCACCGCCTTTTAATATAAAACCATCATAATCTACAGGTACATAAAACTTATCTAAATAATCACTTCTGGGTACCATTCCATTTATAGACTTTCCAGTTCCATTACTAAATACTCTGACCCATGGAGACATTGGTCCTTTATAGTTTTTAAAATTATTTTCAAAATCAAAAGTTGTATTGGTAAATGGAGTTGGAATGTTCATACCAATATTGTTGGTATTGCTTCTTCTTCTCAATTCTCTTACAACTTCAGTTGGGATATTTTGTATTTCCCACCATAAAGGAGTTGTATCTGTAATTTCTCCATTTTGTACCATAACATTAATTTAAGTTCTTCAATTGATTTAGTATACCAGCAACATTAGCTGGTATGCGCAACTGTCTGTTAACTCCTACTGATAATTGATAACCAGACAATTTATTTGCTTTAGCAATTATCCACCACAAATTTTCATCACCGTAGTATTTCTTTGCTATACTATCTAAATAGTCAGTTTCACTCGCTGTAATGTAAAAATCGTCGTATGATTCTGGTATAGACGGATAATATGTTGTTTTGTAAACATTTTTACCATCCCATCTTTTTTCGGTTGGCGTAAATTGATATCTCATGGGGTATTTAAAATTCCTCTATTTTGTGGGGATAATTTAGCTGCGGCTGCAAATGCTTCTAAATCAGTATCAGCTCTAATATTTGTAGAAAAATCGTAATTTCTATATAATGTGATATTGCCCGGACCGTTACTGGTTCCGTAAAAATCGGTACCAATTAAACTCACGTCTTTAATCTGTAGATCATCTAGTCGTTTTTTATCTTCAATTGGTACTGGCGAATTTCCCCACGCAGATCTGCCAGCTTTTGGTCTGTCTTTTTCAAGAATAGACATTTGTACGCTGATATCAGCTGTTCTAGGAAATTGAGCAAATCTACCTTTGGAATCGCCTTTGGTTCCTCTGGTATTTATTAAGTTATCCGCACTACTCCACTCATAAGCTCGATTAGACCCCCAACTCCAAACATCGTTTGGCGAACTCATATTCTCCGGAATGGTCTCCCAAGAAGCATCGTCTGGTATACTCACATTACAACTTTTAATCACAACAAAGTGATTTTTATAAAAATCGCCAAGTGTTAATTGTACCATCGGCGGAATTATAAATCCACCAGCCGCCATTTGCGTATAGTTCGATGGTTTTGTTAAACTGGTCAAGTAGTTAATTCTTTGCCACATTGGCAATAGTTCTTTTATACTATGCGCATTAACCACAAAATTAAAACTCACTTCTCTGGTAAATCCTTTGTAACTATATAATTTATCAGGTCTACCTAAATATTCTATTGGTTCCCATTCAGCTGTATTAGTATCTTGTATTCCTTTTACAGTTGCACTAAATGGTATATATGTTTCATTAACCATATCGTAAAAGTAAAATTTAATAATATCAGGCCCAAACCCTTTGTAATCTGATCCGTTTCCATATTGATCTTCAAATTGTTCTTTATTTAATACATCCAACGAATTTACATAATCAACATTGTGGGTTGGTTGTATAAATCTATCTTTACCAGTTTTTCTTCCTAATCTAGTTGGAAAGTTTAGTTGATTTACATCAGTACTAAATTTATCTGTGTATTTGGTTTTTACATTTTTTAGATAATCCATACCAACAGCTACTGGTTGATCGTATTTAGCGAATTGTAATGGTTTAGCATTTTTTAAACCATTGAAATCAACATTATATAAATTATTAGCAGGAGTACCAGCAATATTTTCGATTGCTTTATTTAAGTTATCTAATATTAACTTAGTAGGAGTCTTTGTTTCATCGCTAAATGTATCAGGTAAATTCTTGGAATTTTCAATTAATACTTTATAGTTTAATAATTGATCACTTCCTTCTACAAATGTACCTGTAGATCTATCAGCATTAACTAAATCTGTATATTTAAGTTGAGTTGTATTTTTCCCATTAACTTGTATCGTATTACCATATTTGTCTTTAGATGGACGTATAAAATCCGTACTAACTACAGCTCTTACTTGATCAGAAGTAACGTTTCCTGAAAAAACCACTACACCCACAGAATCTTGTTGATTTTCCATTCCGTAAGTTTTGATGTATTTATCATTTCTAAGAGTTGATGATGGATTGACACTGCCATGATAAAATCTTTGATTTGCTCTTAATCCTGTAAATTTTCGGTTTGTTCCTATGCCAAGTGCGTTTTTTAAACCACTCAAAATACCACCACTTTTAGTTGGAGTAACATTTGAATCGTCAAATAATTTACCAGCGTTTAAATACAAATCATATGTCTGTTCGTCCGCACGATAATTTGCTTTCCATGGTTGTTTAGGTGGTACAATACCACCCAATAAAGTATTGTTTTGTAAAAAGTTACCTACACCGCCCAATAACTTGCTAAAAAACCCTCCCCCTCCAGATGCTACTAACTTGCTATATCTGGGAGCATTATATGCGTTTGTAGCGGTCTGTCCTCTTAATAAATCTCTTACATCTGGTCTTGCTAGAGGAGCTACTACTCTATCCGAGTTATCCGCTCCGCCTAATAAAGATGTAAATGTGGATAAACCAAATCCACCACTAGCCCCACTAGCAACGCTACTTCTAGGAGGAGATGGTACAGCTGGGCCGCCACCGCCAAACAATCCGCCAACCGTTCTAGCAATACTACCCAATCCACTCGCCCCTAATAATCCACCAACTATGTTACTTGTATCTAAATGTCTGGTTGGTCTGTCCGCCAATCCAAATGAAGCAAGTCTTAATGCAGCGATAACTGGAGAAGCTGGATTATATACTTTGGTCTCATCAAATGGTTGAAATCCCTGTAATACAAGTTGTTTTAATATAAAACGAGTACCAGCGGAACTTCCTAAAAATTTTCTTATCCTAGTACCATCTTGACTTGATGCTTGAAATGCAGTAGTAATTTTACTCCGCTGACCCTCTTCAATGTTTTTATATACAAACATTTGACTTGCTACTGGTCCTTTTAAATACAAGTCTTGTGGCTTATTTTTAGTATATAACACCTTAGAATTACCCGCAGTGGCAAATAGTCTTTCAATTTTGCCTGGGGATCTAATGTTAATAAACTCTTGCGTTGGAACTGGTAATTTTAATCCAGCGCCTTGAATGTTGTCATATGTGGTAAGCTGAGTACCACTGTTACCATATCCTTCAGCGTATGTATTACTATTTGCCATTTATTATAAATAGTATTAACCTCTAGTTGTTGCTTGTCCAAATCCACCAGATTTTAATATTGTTGTAGATAAAGCAGCATTAATTCTTTGACCGTCCAGATTTACAGCTATACCACCATTTGCCATCATTGAAGTTAAAATTTCAATTTTTTGCGCTACAACTTCTAATCCGGACTTTAATTCTGCTGTTTGTTTTTCTTTTACATCATTTGTTTTACTAAAAGTATCTACACCTTTAAAATCCATGTCAAGTTTTGGTAGTTCAATTCCTGAAAGATCTTTTAAAGCGTTAACGGCTATACCAATTCCATCGGCAG